TCAACTGCAGAAAAAGATTTATTCATCCAATTCAATACAGTTGGGGTGAAAGCAACACCTGCATTGAAAATTTCTCCATTTTCTTTTTGGGTTCGATTATGAACTCCAACCCAGCCTGCCACTGAATGATATCTTGTTCCACAATCTCCACATTGGGTTGATTGTCTATGGATAAGAGAATTTTCATTAAGGTATGCAGGGCCGGTAGTCCATTTTAGTCCTTCTTCTCTTTGAACTACAAACCCAATTGGAGTGTCTTCTTTCACTACAACTGGAGATTTTATTTTACCTTGGAAATTTTTAGGGTCAACCTTCATTCTGGCCAAATCGACGAAGTGGTTTAAGTCCCATTCTCCGTTGATCTCTTTTCTTTTGCCATTCATTTCAATTTCATAAATGGCGTCCGGTTCCATGAAATGTTTGTTGATAAGAATGACGGTATCCCCTTCGGAATTTTTGTAGAAATTACATCTCCCTTTTTCATGATCATTTGTGAAAAAGGGGTAAGATCCAGCATAAAATTCATGCTGATTAGAAACTACCGTGCTCAAAGCTTTTGGAATGGCAGCTTCATATTTTCTCTCAAAGGAGTCGGCTTCTTTTTTTTGTTCGGCAGTTAAAAAAAGAGCAACCTTGAGGGGTTTTTCTTCCCAGTCGTCTTCTGCCCAATCAGCATCCATATAAGGTCTGTTGGCGATAAGTTCCTCCCTTCTTTCATCAAATTCTCTTTGAAATCTTTCTTCCTCTTCCTCCAATTGCAGGAGTCTTTGGAAAGCTGCTTCCCTGAATTCGTCATCATATTCCCCTTGAGAAATCCTGTTGAGAACACTGACACTTCTATTGTTTCTTACCCAATCTAAGTAGGCGTCTCTCATCATTCTGTTGTGTGCATAGCCTCCTCTCTTCTGCTGGACTCTGTTCCCTTGAGCGGCTCTTCTTCTTTTAATTGCATTTCCGGCACGTGTTTTACCAACTCGGCCTCCTTTATATTTGCCTTCAAATTCAACTTCTGATTCATAAAAGCTTTCGAATTCTTGCTTTTCCTCTTCAGAAGGAAACTTGCTTAG